ATGATTACTGTAGGTCATCTGATCAACGGCCAGATTGTCACTGACACTGAGCGCACTCAGGACGTGTTCAATCCTGCGACGGGCGAAGTCACCAAACAGGTTGCGCTGGCCTCGAAACTAACGGTCGAAAAAGCCATTGCTGCCGCTGAAGCGGCTTTTCCTGAGTGGCGCAACACACCACCTATCAAGCGCGCGCGGGTGATGTTTCGCTTCAAAGAACTGCTTGAGCAGAATGCCGAACGTATCTGCCAAATGATTGGTGAAGAGCACGGGAAAATTGTCCACGATGCAATGGGCGAGCTTCAGCGGGGCATCGAAAATGTTGAATATGCGTGTGGTGTGCCCGAGTTGCTCAAAGGGGAACACAGCAAAAATGTTGGCCCCAATATCGATTCTTGGAGTGAGTTTCAACCGCTGGGTGTAGTTGCTGGAATCACGCCATTCAACTTCCCAGCGATGGTGCCACTGTGGATGTTTCCTATGGCGATTGCCTGCGGTAACTGTTTCATCCTGAAGCCTTCCGAGCGCGATCCAAGTTCAACCCTGTTCATCGCCCAACTGCTGCAGGAAGCTGGTTTACCGAATGGCGTCATGAGCGTGGTCAATGGTGACAAGGAAGCCGTTGATACCTTACTCCACGACCATCGTGTCCAGGCGGTAAGTTTTGTAGGCTCGACACCAATCGCTGAGTACATCTACCGGACAGCTGCGGCAAATGGCAAACGTTGCCAAGCATTGGGTGGAGCAAAAAACCACGCCATCGTCATGCCAGATGCGGACATCGATAATGCGGTCAACCAGTTGGTAGGGGCTGCATTTGGATCATCAGGGGAACGATGCATGGCTCTGTCGGTAGCGGTCACAGTAGGTGATGCAACAGCCGATGCCTTGATCAGCAAAATGCGCGAAGCAATGACCAGTCTCAAGGTCGGCGCCTATCAAGACAAGAGCAACGACTTTGGCCCTTTGATCACTCGTCAACATCAGCAAAAAGTGATCGGGTACATCGACAGTGCAGAAGAGGAGGGCGCAGAGGTCGTAGTGGATGGTCGAAGCATTCAGGTTTCAGCTTGCGAGAGCGGTTTTTTTGTTGGGGGGACATTGATTGATCAAGTCAAACCCGGCATGCGCTGCTACAAGGAAGAGATCTTCGGGCCGGTGCTGTTGATCGTACGTGCGCAGAGCATGCAAGAGGCGATGCAACTGATCGATGCTCATGAATACGGTAATGGCACCTGTATCTTCACTCGCGATGGTGAAGCTGCCCGATACTTCTCTGACAACATCAAGGTCGGCATGGTCGGTGTCAACGTACCGCTACCTGTACCTGTCGCCTATCATAGCTTTGGTGGCTGGAAACGTTCGTTATTTGGCGATTTGCATGCCTACGGGCCGGATGCCGTTCGTTTCTATAGCAGGCGTAAAACGGTCACTCAGCGCTGGCCATCTTCGGGAGTTCGGGAGGGAGTCGAGTTCTCTATGCCGACGATGAAATGAGTATCTTTATCTGAGGCGACTTGGGTGCAAGCTTCGAATTTGCTGATATCAATCTAAGTACAAAGGGGCCTTTTAAGGGCCCTTTTTGTTAGATATGTCCCGTCCTGAATAAGGTTCACGCCTTCTGACCCATTCTCAGGAGGGAGTAATGAATTCGGGAGAAAGGCGCAGTCAGCGTGATTACACGCTGACCTTTAAGTTGTCGTTCGTCGATCAGGTCGAAAAAGGCGAGTTGAGTTATAAAGAGGCTTAAGAGCGCTAGGGCATTCAGGGTAAAACGACCGTACTGAACTGGTTACGCGGGCATGGTCGGCAGGACTGGAGTCAAGGCGCGTCCATTCGCTCCAAGAGACCCCGTTCCATGGATGAGCCTGATAACCTGACACCCGAACAGCGAATCAAAGAGCTTGAAGAAAAGCTTGCCCAAGCCAACCAGAAAGCTCAGTTTTTTTCGAAACCGGCGTTGACGTTTTGAAGAACGACTTCGGTGTTTCTGTCGTAAAAGAGCGATCCGGCAAGTCCTCTCCCAAGGGCAGATCCAAGGCGTGAGTATCAGTAGGGCTTGCCAGTTCATGAGGATTTTCCGTCCGGCTTATTACAAGCGCAACCGGGCATGTGATGCCCGGGCCCGTTATGCACAGGAAGTGATGGGATTCGTGAGGGAAAAGCGACTTAGGCAACCCCGCCTTGGCACCCGAAAACTCCACAATCTAATGCGCGCTGAGCCAGAAGTGTCCGTCAAGGTTGGTCGAGGCCGTTTATTCGACAGCTTGCGAGATCGGCGCGAACTGGTTCCCCGCAGACGGGCCTGTCACAAAACGACAGACAGCCCTCATCGCTTTCGCCGGCGTCCAAACCTGCTCAAAGATGGACCGTTTCAGGTAGTCGCCAAGGCGCCAGAGCAAGTATGGGGTGCGGACATCACCTACTTATCGACGCAAACGGGTGTGGCTTATCTGAGTTTGATCACCGATGTGTACTCCCGAAAAATCGTGGAGCACCATGTCCATGAAAGCTTGCACATCGAATCGGTGAACCAGGCGTTCAACAAAGCCCTCAGGCAGCGGACAACGGAGCAACGCCTAGTGCATCACTCGGATAGAAGCGTCCAATACTGCTCCGAGCTTTATCAGCGGCTGCATGCCAAGCACGGCATCACCTGCTCAATGACCGATTGCTACGACTGCTACCAAAATGCGTTGGTTGGCTGAGCGTGTGAACGGGATTTTGAAAAACGAGTTATTGCTGCATCGCCCCAAAGATTTTGTAGCGGCCATCCGGATGGTGGAGGAGTCGGTGCAGTTTGCCATACTTTTTCGAACAGTACCTTGACGGTAAAGCTCACGAATGTGTACATGCAATCTGCAACCTTTGCTCATCGCCAATTGTGGATCACAGCGTGGGGACGTTAAATTCCGGTGAACGCAGGGTGAAATAGCCCTATGAGGACGCCCGGGTCTCTTTCGTCGTGTACACTGGAAAAGACAATATCGACTCGTTTGGCGTGTGCTCGTAGGTCGAGGACAGCACCGCACTGAGTCGATCGCCCAGCAGGTTCCAGGCGTTTTTCTTCTCGTCGGCATAGTCGTGATGCAAGTAGTGGCGTCTCACCCGAGAGCCGGCCAGTACATGATTTTGGCAGCGATCAATGACGTCCAGGCTAACGCCTAAGGCTTGCATCATGGTCGCCCCCGTACGGCGCAAGTCATGCGGCGTCCAGTCGCCGTTTTGGCCGTCGGCAAGGACCAGGGTATCGTCATGGCACCGTCTGGAGAGGGCCTTGCGGTTTTTGAACCGGGCTTGACGGTCACCCACCTGCTTGCTCACCACTTTCACGTCCACATGCCCATCATCCTGCTTGTTCGGAAAGCACCACAGGGAGTCTCCCGTCAGGGTCTTGAGTTCCTGAAAGAAATGCAAGGCGAAGGAGGAGAGGAAGACATGGTGGTCCTGTTTCTTGCCGCGGGTGCCTTTGACGTTTTCGCTGGGGAGGAACCAGGTTTGCTGGTCCAGATCGACATTTTTCCATTCGGCCTGCAGCAATTCACCAATTCGGCACAGCGTGCCCAGGCTAATCCAGAGCGCGAGCTGCGTTTCCTTCTTTAGCGGACGAATGCCGTCGTATTTTTGGCCCGCGGGGAGGGCGTCGTAATCGGCGGTCATTTGCTGGAAACGGTTGTGCAGTTCCAACAGCTCCGCCGGGGAAAGGATACGGCTTCTTTCCGCCTCGTAGTCGGCGGGGATCAGAGGGGAAATGTCGACCAACTCAGTCGGATCGCCCTCGATCAATAAGGTCCGCCAGGGCTGACGCTTTCTAGCCCAGCTAAACATCTGGGTGAGGTCGGCGAAGAAACTGATGGCTTGCCGGTGAGCGCCGCGGTTGACCACGGCCCGGATTAGCGCCCGAACATCGTGTTCGGAAACATTGTTCACCGCTGTCCTACCGAGTGCTGGCAAAAGGTCCTTGTTAAAGCGCCGTTGCAACTCGGCATTGCCGTCTTTACGCGCGACGCCATCCAGCAGCCAGGCCTTGGCCAGATCCTGGACGGTCAGAGTTTGGACCTTCGTCGATTTTTCCTGATCGGCTTTTGCGTTCGTCGCGGCATGAGCCTGTGCCTTGGCGGTTTTCTTGTGCTCGTTGGGATTGATCTGCTCATCGATGAGCGCACGGGCCTGGTTGCGCGCCTTGCGGATGTCCGTCAGGGATTTGCGCGGCCAGGACCCGCAGGAGTACTCTTTATTCTGCTCGCCCCAGCGATAGCGATAGAAAAAGCTGACCGACACACCGTCCTTACGGACTGAGATTCGACCGGCCAGATTGCCATCCTCCCTAAGGATTCGGCCGGCATCGTTGGCGGTCAGCGACTCGAGTTCTTTGATGGTGATTTTGGCCATGAAACGGACTCCCCCTACTTTTACCCCCACAAAAACGTCGGCTCTTGATGGACGTTGCTGGACTCTCGTAGAGCAGAACACCGCTGGAGCTCAAGTAAATACTAGCTTATAAAAATCCAGAGTAAAATTTTGGAAGCTTTCAAGAAGTATGAAAAAGGAGATGGGGTGCTAGGGGTCGAGTGTTCGAATCACTCCGTCCCGACCATATTTTGTAAAGGGAATCAGCCACTTACAGGCTTGATTCCCTTTTTCATTTTTGGCCCGCGCAAAATCCGCGCAAAACTGGCGCAAAACTATCCGGCGATTTCGCTGATATCGAGGTCCGGAACTGCGTCTGACCAGACCACTTCCGCATGGTCCTTCTGGTAGTTTTTGGTCATCTCCTCGCTGGCGTGGCCGGCGATCTTCTGCCCATCCTTTCCGGCTTTCTTGTACAGGTGCAGCGATAGCGCTCTGACCTCATGGAAGCCCGGCATCTCTTCTTCCTTCCATCCCTTGTAACAATCCGCCGCTTCGCGCGCCTCCTTGAAAGCCCTGGTCAGATACCGCTCCTCGATCTTGGTCCAGTGCTCTTTCTTCTCCGCTTGCTTCTGCTTCTTCCGATCTGGTCGCCGGTGGATGAGGAACGGCGACACGACGTTGTCTCGGCAATGACTTATGACCCGCTGAAGCTCGGCCGTCACCTTGAATCTGATCCAGGCCATGTCTGACGCCTTGGCGGTTTTCTGCTGGACCACGTACAGGTAGCCATCCTTCACGTCCTCGAACTTCATGGACAGGATGTCAGTGCGCCGCTGCGCGGTGATCAGCGCCAGGTCGATTGCGTTCTGCAGCCAGGCCGGGGATTTTTCCCGAATGGCTTTCAGGCCTTCGATCGTGTGCCGTTTGCGGGCCTTCTTCTCGATTCGGCTGATCGTGCTCATGGCGGGGTTGTCAGGGCACAGACCCTTCGCCGCGGCATGATTGAATATGTCGATCAGCAGCGCGCGGTACTGGTTTGCGGTCCGAGGTGTCACTGCGTCCAGCAGCTCGGCGATCATGCGGATTGTGATCTGATCGATTGCCTTTCCTTCAAATTCCTTCCGGAAGCGCCGGAAGTGGACTGCGTATAAGCCGAGTGTCCCCGCGGAGAGTTCGCGGGGCGGCAGAACCTTTTCCTCATACTGGGTCAGGAACGCGGTGAACAGCTCGGCAGATTCGCCCATCACCGCGCCAACGAGGTCAGCGCCCTGCATGAACGCGAGGTTGAGCTGCTTGGCCGCGTCGACCGCTTTAACCCGGTCGGGCCCGAACGGAAACCATTTGCCGTCCGTCGGCCTGCGGTACCGGTAAGTCCCGCGCCGGTCATCCAGGTAGAGGTTAGGCGGCAAGCCTCTGTTCGACTTGTTGCGCGGCCGAGGGACCATCATGCAGCTCCTTTCAATACCATCGCTACGAGCTCGTTGCCGGCGGACTTGTTGAAGGCCGCCCAGTCGATATACCAGAGTTTGCCGATCTGCTCGCCCGGAAGCTTGCCGTCTCGAATGTAGTTGCGGATCGCCTGGGAGCAGGGCGGTGTGCCGTTTTCACCCCAGCGGCGGCGCTGGAACTCGCTGATTTTGATCAGTTCGCGCTTCATGTTTACTACCTCCGGGGTCTATGCGGGGTTGACTGGTTTTGGTCGCAGCGCTTCGCGCGCGACATGCACTTCGTCCAGGCCTCGCTGGATAGCGATGATTTCCTTGTCGAAGTAGGCCTGCGCCACGGTGGCATCCCGCGGGGGAAGCTCGCCAGGACCACGCAGCGTGTTGTAGATCCACGACATACCCGCTTTGGCACCGGCGCCGCGATCCCATTCGATGACGGCACAGCGCATCGCGAGCAGGTTTCGGCCGAACAGGAGGTCCATCTCTTTGATCAGGTTTTTCGCCTTCTTCAGCTCAAGCTCCAGCTTGGTGATTTCATCCGCGGACTGCTGGTGCAGGGCGATATCCGTGGCGATCGGCTTCGTTGTGGCGCCGAGGTATTTTTGGATGCGGGCTTTCAGGCGATCCAGAAGCGGCCGCTCATCAAGTGCTTGAGACATGCAGGACTCTCCCGCCCGCCGTACACCGGCAGGCATGTGGATGGTACGGGATAAAAACTCGTGGTCGACTGCTTCGACTGGAATCGTACTGAGGTTTTATTTTGTAACGGAGCATCTGCCGATAGGCTCAGGCTTTCATCTCCTGTAAATTACCCAAACCCATCGTCATACCAGGCTTGGGCTAGGATCCAAACTGCAGAAGGAGTGGCTGGTGAACCAGTCTTTAAAACGCCATGAGGCTGTGGGGCATTGGCTGGCAAGCGTTGGTCTAAATCTTCTACTGCCAATGTTGCCGTTATTTGTCGAGTATGCGATTACCAACACGATCAGCTCGTCTAACCTTGTCTTGGCAGCAAGTATGTATTCCGTGACAACGGGTGTCGTTTCAAAGAATAGATTGGTCTTTGTCACATCCATGTTGATCTGTGTTTTCTATGCGGCTATGTTTGGGCATTTGTTGTCTCTTGATCCTGGTAAGGAGGCACCCAGCTTCTACGCCTCAATAGTTCTAGTTGTTTTATTTGCCACGAACGTTGCCGTGAAGTTTTGGTATCACGTTATTGAGCTTCGGAAATACACTGATTTTTCGCTGGGGGACGACTAATGGAAGATCTTATCGGTATTATCCCGTTGTTACTCGCTACTGTCTCCCTGGTGGCTACTTTGTTCAGCCTAAAAGATAGGGTAAAAGCCGAGAAAAGTTTGGTTGAGGCATTGCAGGTGGAACTACAAAAGGAAATTGTAAGGAAAAGTGAATCTGGAAGTATAGTAGACCTAACTGCAGAAGGTGAGAGGATAGGCGACCATGATCCCGTGCTTGTGCGCGCGATTTATCGAGACGCACTCAAGTCAGTTGGTAGCACCGCTGAGGCTCAAAGCGTTCTTTACAAGGCGCTAAACGATCTTGCGGAAAAGGACAGGAATTCTATCAAGGGTACGTTGAAGACGAATACGATGGCCGGCAGAACACGCTATATAGCAAGGCTATTTCGTAAGGCGCTTGATAGCTATGCGAAGCCATGATGGTGGAGGCTTTGATGCGCTACTGAATGGCGGTGCGTGCAAGCGCCGGCGAAGCACTTTCTGACTCTATGAAACCAGTCGACCATGCGTCGCCATTCGTCGCGATGATGGACATGACCTCGACTTTGCAGAGTCGACCAGCACCTTCGCTACGTCGGCGATTGCTTCGGCGCGCTCGATCTCCATCGCTTCTCGGGGTCTTGGAGCGCTTCCAGTTGGCGCGCACCAACGGCGCCGAGAACAGGATCAGGCGTTCTTTTGTTTCGCACAATGTTGCTCCTCGCCGCGCTCAGGCGCAGCAGGCAATGAGTAAATAAATCCGAGCCGGTAGGGCGGAAAGTAAGATTTTCCGGGCTGGGGTAAGATTTTCTGAGGGTTACTGCCTGGTGGAGAGGCTGGCGTCGGTGATGCCCGACAGTGCCGAGTACGAGGTTTTCACGACGCTGGCTGGCAGCTTCACTGCTTTGATCTTGCCGTCCTCGGCTCTGAGGAAGTCGAGAATCAGCAGATCCATGTGCTCAGGCACTGACGCCTGGCACAGCTCGCCATCGCATTCGAGGATGATCTGGACGATTTTTATCATGACTTAACCACTTCATCGGGGTGACGATCTGGGTAGCCAGGGAAGGGAGTCTGAGCTGCCTGCAATGCTGTTTGCAGATCATCAACCCGCTGATCGGCGGTGTTTAGGCGCTGCTGCAGCTCCTCGTTCAAGTGGCGAAGGGCTTTTACCGTCTCGAACTGAGCGCCCTGGACGGAACCCCACTTGTCCGCCAGCTTGTGAGCCAGGTCGTGGCAACTGAGGCTGGCCTTAGTCAGCTTCCGCTGCAGGGCGGCGACCTCGGTTTGGAGGCGGGTGACGTGTGCCCCGTCTACCAGTTCAAGGCTGACATCCTCGCTTGTGACGAGTTGCTGCTGAAGGCGCTCCAGAGTTTTGATCTGAGGCTCAACGTCTATATCCCCGAGCTCTTCAGGGCTGAAGCTGCCAAGCGTGACCACCGCCAGCACCTCCACCTCTCCGCCAGCAGGCGGCACAGGTGCATCAACGATAGCGCGCAGCTCGGCTTCTACGGCGAACCGGCCCGGCGCGACACCGGCTAATGTTTTCAAGGCCGATTCCAGCAGCGCTGCTGGGACCACTCGAAGTTCCTGACTCATAACCCCTCCTGCGGCGAAACAATGCCGCTCGCTTGAATGACTTCCATGCCGAGATGCCCGGCAAGTTCGATTTCGACGTTGGCGCCGCGCGAGACCTGCCAGCCAGGCAGAAAGGCCACGGCGTCGCAGGTCAGCATCTGGCGTATGGCGTCTCGCATGCAGAGGTGCCAAGGCGCGTCGGCGGGCAGTGGATTCTCTGCGGGGTTCTCGACGGCGTAGCCCAGTGCGCGGAGCCGGGCGGCCTCTGCGTTGAATGCTGGGTAGTTGTAATCGGGCAGGCCCGTCATGGGCCCGCTGAGGTAGATTCGCATGGCGATATCCCTGTAACCGATTCAGGTTACTTTCCGGAATGTAACCCTTGGAGGTTACTTTGGGGTTGGTCAGGCGGCGGCCATCAGCGCTTCGATTACGCGCTGGCCAGCGAGTGGGGGAACAGCGTTGCCGGCCATGTGCATGGTCAGCTTGTGGCTCTTGGGTCGCAGGGTGTCGGCGGGGAAGGACTGGGCGGCCAAGGCCTCGTCGGCGCTCACCATTCGCATCTCGTTACCGCGCACCAAAGCCCATCGGTCGCGCGTGGTTATCGTCCCGATAGGCCGGTCCATGCCGCGCCCGGTCAGCCCGGAGCCTTTGCCGTAGTAGGGCATGATGAACTGGTCGCCGAAGCGCTCGCGCCCGTTACGAACTCGATTGAGCGTGGCCTGCGCGCGGCCCGGCCGCTCGATCGGCGACCATTTCCCAGCGTTGAAGTCAAGGAAGCTGGCGGCTGGCACATGCTGGCGCCGGTGCAGCTCGAGCATCAAAGGCGCCCTGCTGCGGGTCAGCACTAGGAACAGCCTGACGCGGTGCTGAGGAACGCCCAGATCTGCGCAGTCCACGACGTGCGGCGCGACCTGGTATCCAAGCGCCTGAACAGCGGAGACCCAGGCAGGGTAGAGCGCCCAGTCGGTGAACTCCTGAACGTTTTCAACCAATGCCACGCCCGGCCGGTGAAACTCCAGAGCCGACACAACAGCCCAGGCTGTAGAGCGTGAGGCATCGTGCTGCGGGTTTCCGTTTGCTTGGCCGCGAGCCTTCGAATGACCTTGGCAGCACGGCGACGCCAGCAGCATGTCGTGGGCGGGCACTTGCTCCCAGCGGGCTTGGTGCAGGTCTTGGCAGATGTGCTGGGTGTCCGGGTGGTTGGCGGCGTGCCACTCGACCGCGACCGGCCAGTGGTTTGCAGCCCAGAGGACTTCGACACCCGCCGCGCGGGCACCGGTAGACCATCCGCCGAGACCGGCGAACAAATCGATTGCAGTGGGCATGTCAGCTCCCCAAATGTATTATTAATAAAATGACGGGTCCGAGGCGGAATGAATATGCGCTCAAGTTCAAACTTTAAGGATCTGGCTATTTGCTTAGGATTCTTTTGTGTAGGTGTCGCTTATATGGGTATCTATCAAAAGATCTCATTGGAAAAATTCAAAGCCGTTTTTGAGCTGCTCAGCTTTATAGCTACCATCGGCGCGGCCGTTGTTGCTACTTTTACATTGACTGCTTGGCGCTTACAGTGGGAGCACGGAGAAAGATATAACGCGCTTAAAAAGCTCAGTCTCGCGTTGGGCGATTTGACCGTAGCGTATCGTTACATTCGTAGCTATGCGGACTATATTTCAGCCACTGTCAGTGAAGTGGACAAGGTGCCTCAACTTGAAGCTTTGTATAAAGCAAATCAAATCGCGTATGTTACAGCGGCGAAAGAGTTCCGATCAGCACTAGAGGACGTCCGGTTGCTGCTTGGCGACGTTTGCAGAGAAGGAATACTGGAATCCGAAGACTGCTTCAGCGAGAAGGTTAGTACAGTGATCCAGTCGATTATACTTCTGAGCTATTCATCTAATCCAGAAGACGAAGACGCCAGAACGTATGCTTTACAGCGTGCGCTGGGTCTCAGAGAAGAAATTGATCAGGCTAAAACTTCGATCCTTAGGCTGCGGCAAGACAGCATTCGATGAGCCGGCGGGCTGAAAGCTTGGTGGCGGGCTAGATCATCAAAACGCTCGGTGCCGAAGCCAGGAATGGCCTACGATTACCGCTCCACAGGAAGGGAGAAGGTCATGAGCAATAACCGGGAGTTAGCGCTTACAGTCGCGCTTGAGGCGGTCATAAACGCAGCGAGATCACTGCACGTAGACGTTGAAGAGCTGTGTGAGGCGGCAATCGAATCACTGCTCGTTGTGCCCAGCAGAGTGTCGCCCGTCGTTGTTGAGGCGATCAGGGAGATAGAGGTTGCTGCTGATGCTTTGGACTACGGTGAGTCTGCGAGCGGCTGATGCAGTTCGTCCGAGGCCCGTTGATTCTGCTCAAAAAAATTCGCTATGGTCGAACTCAACCAATCAAGGAGAACTGGTGATGACCTGCGTCATTTGTGAGTTGAAGGACAGGGAGATTTCGACTGTTGGCCAATTCTCGGTCCGGCAGTGCAAGGAGTGCGGCTATTACGGGATGCCTGAAGAGCTTTTTCAGCAGCTTCAGGCGACCGGTCAGCGACTCAATGTCGAAAGAACCAAAGCCTTCTTGAAGTCCCGCACCCAGAGCCAGCAGCCGCCTTGGATATCCATGGAGGATGCGGTCGCTCATTCGCTGATTGAGCGGGCTGATGCCGTGGTTTGATCAGGCCGGTATGACCGCGATGCAGGTGCTAACCGAGGTGCCGGACGCTTTAAACGAGGCATCCGGCAAATTCAAGATGCTGCCGCTGCGCGCCGAAACGATACCTCGGAAGTCACGCGACAATGCATCCTCCCGGAACATGACGCCAGTCGGCATAACTGCAACCAGCAGTCCACGCGGTTTCAAGAATTTCAGGGCGTGCAGGACGTGGTGAATATCGCTGCGCTTCTTGTCGAACGGCGGGTTCATCACCACACGATCGTATTGAGGGGCGGGCTCTACGGCCAGAAAATCGCCGAGGTGAACCGAGCGGTAACCTGAACCGTGGAGATGTTTGGCGTTTTCTGGAAGCAACTCAACGCAGTCCACCACCAGGCCAGCCGCCTCCAGCGCCGAAGCAATTGCACCACGTCCGGCGGATGGCTCCAGCGCGACCATCCCTTCGGAGATCTGTCCAAGCTCCAGCAGCTTCTCTACGACTGGTGGCGGAGTAGGGAAGTAGCCGAAGTCCTGAGGCACGGTGACTTCGCCGGTCATGATGATGTTCTCGATCGCGTCAGCCGCATCGCCGTCGAACAGGTGGGCTTTCGCTTTGGTGTTCCATTTCCCGCCAGCGGCCTTCAGTGTTTTGTCTAGGCGGGAATAAAGCCCGCGCTCAAGCTGGCCGCCGGTTATGAACAGTTTGTTGCCTTCAGTTCTAGATGCGCTCAGCAGCGCCATGACGTCAGTTGCGACTTTCATGCTTTTTTCTCCGTGCAGAATCAAGCCTCCGAAAGTTCGGTGGCGAATAGGTTGGTGGTGGGCTATACGTGGTGACCGGCATGGGGTCGGCGGTTCATTGTTGCTGAGCTAAGTCTGGAGCCAATCGATGATGGGAGCAATTTCAGCTGTTTTGGATAATCTCGAAGATACGCAGAAATCGTATCAATACGGCCGTCATAAAGGTATTAAGCTTGCAATAGAGGCTTTGGATTACCACTATCGCAATTACATGAATACTTGCTGGGCATCTAGTTATGCCTGGCATCATGAAACGACTGCTTACCTAAACCGGCTTGGCCAGATTCACTATTACTTTAGGTCGATGGGCCTGGAGCCCACTTTTAACAGCATGCCTAGCTTTTGGAATGCAACTAAATTCCGTATGAAATACAGCGCTCACAGGCAGGTAGACGCTCCGCGAAAGGGCGACTACCTTGCCGATTACTCCGCGCCAGGTATCACCTCGGTCAAGCGAAAAAGAGCTTTCCAAGCTTTTGAGCACTGTCGGAAAGAGGATATATACCCAGGGTTAACGCTAGCGATAGGCAGCAATGAGGACTTCTCAACCACTTGTTTTTATTTAGCCGATGAGCACCTTTACATTTTCGCAGAGATCGTCAGAGTTATCACCGGCATGCCGGTCAAATAATTAGTTGCGGATTAGTATCAATGCCTCGCTTTGTTATGCAGTATCGAGTTCCGCGCCTCGACTGGCGAAGCCTCTATCTCGTGGCGCGGATTTTTTATCAGGCCGAGAAGCTGCCCAGGGACAGCTTTGCAGCGTCGCCGATCTGCGCTTCCAAGACCGCCTTGAACTCCTGGGCTATCGCCTCGCGCTGCATTTCCTCGCCAACCCAGCGCAGCTTCAGTACTGGTACCGAACTACTGGTAATCACGGAAAGGCGCAAGGTGATCTGCTGTTCCACCAAGCCTTCGAAGGGGATCGTGTTGAACAGCAGGGCTGCTGGCAGGGTTTCTTTGCTGCGCGCTTCGATCTGATCCATCGCGCTGCGGCTGGCGCTTGTGTCGCCCACGGTGGTTTCTGACTCGCTGGTGGCCTTCACCGTGATCGTGCGAACCGCAGCGATGGCCTTGGCCACAGGGATTTTGTTGCCTTCGTCGTCCACCGGCGTGAGATACTGGTGCCAGTCCTCGATCCAATCACTCAGGTCCTTCTGCGCCAAGCGGGTATCGGCGATCGCCTGTGCAGCAGCGTAACCGGCCGTGGCCTTAAGCTTCAGCACCGCGCGGTCGTCGGCATGGCCTGGCTCTTCGGTGGTACCCAAGTTGAACAGCAACACGCAGCTCATCTCGTCCTGATTTATGAAACCACGGGCGCCAGCTTCGGCGCGGTCGGCAACGTAAGCGCTGAAATCTGCCAAGGCATGGGTGGAGTAGATGCCACGGAAACGGCTACGCCCTTGCTGGTACTTTTCCAAATCCAGCACCTTCGCGCCTTCCGGTAGGACCGCGGTGGGCGTGAACGTTGGCAGCGCCTTGCCCGTTGCTTCCAGCGCGGTGTCGGTGATGAGTTGAATAGCTTCTTTGGTCAGTGACATTCGTCAGTTCTCTTCGTGAGGGGAGGGAGTGCAGAGGGTGGATCAGTCGCGCGGTTTGATTGGTGCTTCGTCGCGCGTGAACAGCTGGTCGTGCTTCTCCTGGAACAGCGAGATTTTGCCGCCGGTGCCGACGTGCATCGGCGTGTCGAGGCTGGTGTTCTCGCTACGCGTGCCGCGCTTGGTCGGCACCTTGTAGTCGAGCTTGTGCTTGATCTTTACCTGATGAGATTCGCCGATCTGGCTGAAGTCCAAGGTGATGACCAGCTTCCCGGCCTTGCCGTGATCGACGACGCCCGCGGCGACTTCGGAAAGGGCGTGACCGATCTGGCTGGCGAAGGCGCCACCATTCAGTTCTTCAAAGAACTCGGTGGTATCCGTTGGGGTAGGCATGGTGCTTTCTCCGAGATGGGCTGCAGCCCGCTGGGTGGGAGTTGGTGTTGAGAATTGCGTTTTCGTTGTTGCGGGGATTTGAACAAGCGCCTCATGCTGCGACCTTGACCTGGTTCCAGGCTCCAATTGACGAGAGCAGGGCAGCGACCTCCCTTTCGCTCACCTCAACCGTGCCAGGCACTGCCAGCCAGCCCATTCCCACCAGATGGTTCGCATTGCATTCAGCCTTCACTTCGTCATAGAAGTGCTCGACGACGTCCGACAGCTTTTCCACCCGATGAATGCCATCGGGCGTAAAGACAGTCATCTTGATGTACTGGCCGCCGTCGCTCTGAATGCAGATCCCAGCGATGTGCATCGTCCAGCGGTGCGAGATATCGCAGAGCGCGTCGGCGACCTGCCGCGAGGTGATCTGCTTACCGTTCTTCCAGTTGATCATGACCTGCAGTCCACTTGGATCGATGCTGATCACGGCGGCATGGTTGGTGCCCAGCAGAGCCCGAAGACTGCGCTCAATCTGGGCTTTGCGGTTACAGGGTTTGCGTTTGCTCATATCGCCTCCGTCATTTGCCGGAGGCGTTTGCGCTCCGCTGCCGAGATCCGCGGCGGTTTGCGCTTGAGCACCGTTTCAGGGTCTACCCAGTCCCGGCGTATGGGCGAGATTGGCGTTCCGGTGAAGCACGCGCCTTGGGTGATTCGGCCTCCGCTTTGTTCGTAAGCTGCCATCGCGGCTGCGAGTTCGGCTGATCTGCTGAGGGTCGGAGCGTCAGGACTCAGGCTGAAACTGATCATGCCGCCACCTGCTGCAGGACGACCCCGTCCATGCTGAACGCTTCACCGTGGATGTGAACGAGGTCGTCGAGTGCGCCCCAGTTGACGGTGAGCACCGAAATGGGTGCACGGCCTTCGTAGACAGCCTTTACCAGCGCCTCGAGATCGGTCACCTGAGCTTCGAGCTTCATTGGCTTCGGCGGTACCTTGGCAGATGGCGCTACCGTCGATACCCGCGCCGCAGATGGGGGTTTTGACATTGGTGTTGAAGCCGATAGGGCCGATGCTGCTTGCTCAGCGGCCTTGTTTTGCTCAGCAACCTTTGCGGACTCGGCATCCGCGAGCTTCTTAGCTTCTTCCTCGCGGATCTGCTGGCGCTGTTTCTCTAGCCGGTCTTCCTCGGCTTTCTTGTGCTCGTCGATGCGGACCTTGATCAACGTCACCAGGTCATCGTTGGCCTTCATCACCAATTGCTGGATATCGTTGAACAGGAAGTTATGGTCGACGGCCAGTTCAGCCAAGCTGGCGAGGTTGAGGCGGATCGCGTCGGCCTTTTGGCTGGCGTCGATCTTCGCGCGGGCGAGTTCGCTTTCGGCAGCGTCGCGCAGGCTGGCTATCGACTTCTTGCCTTTGATGGCGCCGGCGAAGTCAGATGAGATTTGAGGCAGCAACACGCGGCCGCCCAGCGATGCATTGATATGGTCAATATGCGCCCTTAGAGCTGCTTGTGCCTTTGTGACGATCTCATCGCGAATCGCAACCTTTCGAGCCTTGACCAGCTTTTCGAGCTCCAGACGCTTTGTCCGAGTTTGTTCGCTGATCTGGTCGATTGTGCGGAAGAGTAGGTCGATCGACTCTGTTTGGCTGAGGGCGTGCTGTTTCGCCGCTGCCAGCTTCGATTCGACTTCGCCGCACCATTTCACAGTTTTGTCCGCGTCAGCGAAGTGCTGATCGGTCTGCAGGTCGGTGTTAATGGCGCTAATGACGGCCAATGACCGAGCCTTGAACTGTTCAAGGTTGCTGGCAGTCACCATGCCGGTGACTTCGATGCGTAGAGCGGGCAGGGTTTCCGGCGCAGTGCCGACTGCCTCTGGGGCGGCCTCGACGGGTTGGTACGTTCCGAGGTCGGCTTCAAACTGCTTCCAGCCTGCAACAAGCTTTTCGGCGCGGCCGGGAACGGGGAAGTACTCCATCGAGACGAAGTTCTCCTCAGTGCCATCGGAGCAGACGAAAATCACTTTCTCAGCGCCGGACACAAGCAGTTGCTGTTCCAGCTGCCAGTAATAATGGGCGTCCAGATCGCCGGCGCGCACGTCGGCGGCGAGCTGTTCATTCCACATTTTGTGCTCGAACAGAATTTCGCCAAGCATGGTGCAGCCGTCCAGGGACGCGAGCAGGTCGCCTTCGGTGCCGACAACTGGGAAGAGGTCTTCGCCGATACGCGCTTCAAGGATCGGCCGAGCGCGCGCTTCTGAATCGTGGCCTTTATCGAACAGGTATTTCTGGACCCACCACGAAATGTCCCGATCAAGCCCGGTCTTCTTGGCGTGCAGCAGCTCGGTGCGTTTCATCTGCTTTGAGTCACCCATCATGGCGGGCGCTTCGGATGCAGTGTGATAATTGGCGCGCAGCGCATGCCACTCGGGAGTCCCCTGGGCGACGTTATGAATCTTCATGCGGATTCTCCTTCGATGGGCGCGAGGTTTTTGATCTGCTCGATCTGCTGCTCGCTCAGGGTGTATTTGCTGCTGATGGTTGCGATCAGGTGCTCAGGCGACGATTTGCCAACGTCGACCGATTTCTGCCACTTGGGCAGGTTCTCAGCGAGCTTGTCATCGGGGTAGGGCGGCAGGCCGGCGGGCTCCGCTTCACGAGTCGGAGAGACGTCGCGAACACGCGGGGCGCTTTCCTCCAGTTCATCAGGGCTGTAAACGCCGAGGATCACATCAGGGCAGTAGAGGCGGGACCAGCGCTTGGTAGCGAGATACGCTAGTTGCTGGCGAGGGTCGTCTGCCCAAAGCGTGCTGTTGCGGGTTCGTGCCTGAGCCAGCAGTAGCTCCAGCACGCGCGGTTCGTCTTCACCGCGGAAGGTGGCCCAGACCTTCACGCCCAAGCCTTCCTCGTCCTGCATCTTCCAACCGGGGACGCGGTATTCGCCTTTATCGCCGCTCTTGATCGTGAACTTGCCAATCACTTTTTCCCATTCGCCAAACCACTCGTAATGCAGACGATCCATGACCGGCGCGCAGGTGGTGATTACGGCGTTAACGAGCTGGGCCTCGTACCCAAGGACCCCGTTCACCAGGTGCGTTTTTTGCGCTACCGCGAAGGGATTCATCTTCCATTGCATCGACTGCATGATCACGGCCAGGCAGTCAGCGGAGTTACCGTTGAAGTGCTTCGGCAATGTTGCGCGGCCCGTGGCCATGACATCTGCCAAGCGCATCATCTTGTCCAGGCTGTCACCATCCAGCACGAGCGCACTGGTGCTGGTTGCCGCGTGCGGAATGATGTGAAGCTGTTGCTCGTGCGCAACTGGCGCGGGGTTATGTGCGGACACGGAAGCTCCTTGCGCCATGCCGTTACCGGGGCGCTGCGATTGAATGGGGTAGTGGTTAAATCATTGCGGTGCGTAAGCGCTGGCGATCATCCAGGCAGAGCAGAACAGCAGGGTGAAGAAGCTGCCGCGCCAGAAGGCCCAGCGCTTGGCGTGCTGGTAGCGGGTCATTGGCAGGGCCTTGGTTTTGGCATGGGCCGACGCTTTAGCCAGTCAGCCTTAATCGGATGCTCAAGCTCAGACACCAGCATGTCGCGGCGCAACTGAATGACGCCGCGCACTTGAACTCGCTGCTGAACATCCTCGACCTGCTCGTCTATCAGGGATGGAACAAGAGGCGTTGTCATGGCTGCACCTGCTTGCGGTAGCCAGCCCTGACAGCATTGCGGAAGCGATCCTTGTACTCTGTGTCTGCCTTCCTCCACTTTCCGTTCGGATTAACGAAGCCGAAAAGAGCCTCGGCGTCCTTTTCTAGATTATCGCCTAAGGCCTGCTCAGCTCGCAGAGGGCGAAACTTGATCTCATCGGACAGCCGTGACCACTCATGCCCGTCCTGATCGCGGTAGAAGGTTTTCCTTTCGCCGTAGGCAAGCACGATGGCTTTGGTCCAACTGGCGCAGCCGAAAACTTGGTGCTCGCACACTATGCCAACTGGCGGCAAACCCTCGCCATTCCATTGCGGAGGTCGAGCTATAAGCCTTTCGGCAGTTTCCTTTCTCCAGGTTGGTCGGCTGTAGTGCTCGAGACCGCCAGATACCAATGCCCAGGCCTCAACACCTACGCCATCAACAACACGCCAGAAAACGTCGCACCACATATCGTCAGCTTCTGGCTTGGGTGCGAAGTGCGTAGCCTGCGGACACTTGCTCCAATCAATATCAATCATGCCGCTATCCTCGCTTCACGCCCAGCCAAGCGCCTGAAGCGCTCACAGTAGTAGGCGAATTCTTCCGGGTTGATTTCGTTGGTGGTGAACAGGTTGATGATCTGGCGCTCTATGATGGCTTCGTAGAAGGGTGGATAATCCAGAGTTTCAAGCTGGTCCAGCTGCTTGCTGATGTGGACGTGCGGGCTGTTCATAAATCCGCATCCTCTGCTTCAGCCTGTAGACCCGCCTCGGCGTGCGGCGCAACCAGCGCAACGGCGATATCGAACAGCTTGCCCATCGACGTGTCGCCTTCGCCGAGCAGCGCCTCCCCAAACGTCTTGACTGGTCCGCCGCTAATAGCAGCGATGACCAACTGGGCGAACCAGTCTTCTGAGTCGTCGCCGTCCTCTTGGCGCTTATTCAGATGCAGCTGAACGGCGTTCAGATAGGCCGAATACTCAACCACGATCGGCGCCGAATACCGACGCCGAATCACCAGGTCACAGCCGCGCATCAGGTTCTCAGCCGTGTTTTCAATCCAGACTCGCGCCGCTTCTTCATGCCCGGAGCCTTCATCCGGCTGCATGTTGTCCCAGCGCGCTTGCGCTATTGCGAATGAGTTCATCGTCGCCTCCGTAGGCGCTGGATCAGGCAGGGATTGGAGTATTAAGTTTTTGGTGTCGAGCCATGGCCATCCAATAATCGCGACTGACCCTTGCCCGCAGAACCATTGAGTCTGGGCCGTGTTTTTTTCCAAACAACACTCGGTAATTTTGGCTTCGGGCCCTGGCCACGCATTCGCTAACGCTCATGGTTCTCTCTCTGAGATTGACCAAACACACTCAGCTGCAACCACAAGAACGCGAACGGCCAAGGGGCAGCGGAGGGGTTGCATGTGGGTGTGTTCGATATGGGGTAGGAGTTCCGCATGTGCGGGCACTGTTTCGATGTGCTGCGAGGGGTGGGCCTACCTTTCGGCCGATGCGCGGTGACATCGACGGCCCTACTGTCCGCTGCCTGCCAGATGATGGGCGCCGCCTTCAGGCTTACGGCACCACACGGGTTTTTTTGGCGGGGAAGTCAGCTCCAGAACGCTGCGACCCCGGTGATCGTTCGCCAGCGTTCACGAATGAAGCGCTGTGGATCGGTTGGCTGGCCGCTTTCAGAGTGCGGTTCTGGCCGCACATGGCTGAGCGCTGCGCCGATCAGGATGATTTGGAGCATGTGAGTCTCCGTTTTTGATGGGTGATGCAGAGCCCGGTGCTGATCTCCGGGTTGAGAGTCATGCCGCGGTCAACGCCTTTCGGCTACCGCAATGCCAGTTATTACGAGCCGGTACCGCGCGGGCATAAAATAGTACTTAGCCGGTCAGCGATCACTCTCGGGAACTGTTAGTTTTCAAACCCACGCATCAGCCTGCGCTTGTTGCTTCATCTGCATCGGTAGAGCGTCTCGCCGGTAACGACATTTGATCCGGACGATTCGAGGCGCTCTCCGATGCAGCCTCTTTCGAGGTGATCGGAACAGACATTCACCCGGATTAGGCACCCAGTACGGTCTGTTAGCGCTGTCGGTGTTATTTACTGCGCACTCTGGGAATGCGCAGGAGGATGGTTCAGTCTTCATCGCCCGCATCGAGCATCTTTTCGATGTCGTCGGCCGCGGGCTTTTTCCAATTCTTGATCTGGCCCGTTTCCAAATCGATATCCAGCATCACGTAATCGCCGTAGTGATTGCCGGGGAAGAAGTCAGGCACGTAACCTTCAAAGCTTCCGACCTCGCCACCCTGTGCATCGAACAAGCCTGCGGTGAAGCGATCGCTGACCTTGAGGTGCAACTTGAGCAAGGTCACGTCGCCCTGAACTGTTTTCTTTTGGCTGATTTGCATGCTGCTGACTCCGTTTGATTTCCCGTCTGGCCCTGTCTCCATGGCCAGCCAGTGAAATCGTCATGCGACCTGTCCTAGAACCTCACGGCTGAAAGCCTGAATGTTCATGTGCGTTTTAACCGTCATGTCGCGGCGCTGCTTGATGTGGCTGCGCATCACAAGATCAGCCAAGTCGGCAGGGTCGGCCTCAAGTGCTGCAATCGCCTCGTCGACGCCACCGAACCACTTTTCCAACAGCCTTGCGCAGGACGCTGCAGCTTCGCTGACCGTCTCGTCGCTTGCTTCAAATGCGGACGTACTCATGTTGTTGCCTCCAGTGGATTCCCAAAGCACCCGGTCGCCCAGGTGCTTCAGTGAATCTCTCGGTCTTGTCACTCACTGCGCCCGTCAGGGTCATTCGCACAGTTCGGTCATCACCTCACCAGACTGAGCCCCTCAATGGCTTTCATCTGGTGCCGGTCGCCTCACAAGCGCAGCGGTTTGTTTCCTTCGGTTTACTGACCTCCCACCGATGGTGCCGGGAGTGACCTAACCGGTTTGGCCGGGTAGTCGTTCATGGCGCATGTTGTTAAAGAGCTGCGGGTCTCTTGAGTCCCTGTCGCACCGTTGGTTTGTCGCTGCGATGGGTAAACAATACCGCCGGTATTGTGGGTAGGTCAATACCTCCGGTCATGTATTTTTTTCAAAAGCATTGAAACTGCCTCAGAAAGGTAAACTGGTAATATCCGGGCTCGAATTTGGCCAGAGGAGGGCCGCGTATGCGTGCTCATGGATTAATGATTTGCGCGATGCTTGCGCTATCAGGTTGTGATATGGATCAGGGGATGGCGGTTAGCAAGGGCCAGGATATGGTCGCCTCAGTGCTAAAGGATTCGGATTCCGCGAAGTTCAGCGGTGCTTTCTTGAAGGAGGATAAGTCCATCGGAGATACACACTATGGCCGTTTGTGCGGGGCGGTGAATTCTAAGAATTCGTTCGGCGGCTATTCGGGCGAGCGCCGCTTTTCGGCGAACATCAGCTATTCCAAGCAGGGCAGCATTAGCGTGAGCGATGTTCAGCTTGAGGAGGGGATTAATGCGCATGATTCTGGGGATGGAAGGACATTTTTTCAGAAGTACTACTGGTCTGGCGTGTGTGATTTAGGGGAGCTAGCCGCGACGTCAGCAAGCCAGGCAAATACTGGCAAGTGGTCGATTCAGATCGCTTCGCTGAGCAGCACAAGCAAAGCCTTTGCAGTCGAAAGAGAGCTCCAGTCTGCAGGCGTCAATGCTTACCGATCAGAGAAGGATGGCGTTATCAGGGTTTTTGCAGGGCCATTTGACGACCGCAATGTGGCAGAAGCAAGGCGTGAAAGCCTGGAAAAGAAACAGAAGCTCAAAGGGATCGTTGTCCTCCAGGATAAGTAGAAACCTGTTTTTACAGAAAAGCCCGCAGCAAAGGCGGGCTCCTTGATGGAATCTGATCAATCTTCTTTCGGCACAGTCCAGAAGAGCTGTATCAGGCCGTCGTCTCGATGGGCGATGGTCACGTTGTCGTTCTCAGCGATCTCATCCAGGATGCGATCCCAGTCGGCCGGATCATCATTCGCAGATCGTTCGAGCAGTACGGATTTCGATAACTGAGCCTTGGGCGTGTTGATGGCGCGCTGTACGCGCATGCCGAGCAATTCGTAGGAAGTCGGTTCTTTCGGTGCTTGGGATTTCTGCTTTGCCATATGGTTCCTCCTTGGTTAGCTGTATGGATATACAGTAAAAAGGATCCAAGTGATTGGCAATAGACGGGCACTAAAAAGCCCGCTCAAGGCGGGCTTTGGATAGACTCGTTTGCTCACAAAATTGCTAAACCTTCCGGCGCTTGCGAAATCTGGAGCCCGGCGCAAGGGATTGTCTCCCCATCAGCCAGGATGGTTATCTCCAGCTTTGTTGGGCCAGTAATGTGCATTGGTGAAAGGACGATCATCGCCTTTGCTTCGGACCCCTTAGCATCTTCAATTACGCCGCCGGCCTTACGCATCTGCTCCATTTGATCCTTATCAAGACCCATTTCAAAAACAACGGTGCCATCCATCGTTCCTGTAAACGTGATCGACTCAAACGGTCGATCTATGGTTGTGCACGCAGTGATCACCGCGCACAGCTTAGGGAGTACTGAAGGGAAGGCGCTCAGATACATCAGGTTTCCGAAGATACCCATCAGAGAATGCTTGCCATTGACCTCGTTTCTGATGTCGTCGCAATAAATAGCATGAGCGAAGCGTGTCATTTTCTTGCCTTCAATTGGTAAGCCTGTTCTTGTCGGTCCATGATTTCTTCTAGCTTGTCTGCCGAGATACCAAGGACCTCGCGCAGCTTCTTACACGTCGACCTTTGAGGGTCTGTGTTTCCTTTCTCAATGCGTGCAACCTGCGCCTGGGTGGTGCCTAACAGAGAGGCGAACTGGGTTTGATTCAGCCCTTTCTTGAGTCGGAGGGTTCTGATGGTATCGCCTTCCTCAGCCAAAACCTTTTCGGCAACCCAGGTCCTAGCTTCAGCCATGCCCGCTTTATGCTCATCGGCGGAATTGAGACGATTCATTAGTTTCGAAAAAGCAGTGTTCTTCTGCGCCAATGGGATCGGCAGAACTGCCTTTTCTATTCTCACCACAACGCCAGTGGTAGCAGTGCCTGATGGACTACCAGCCGTCTGCCTCAAGGCGGTCATAGGTTGCGAAGACGCGCTGTGAGATTGGATGTGCTGAATCATAGTTGAATGCCCTTTCGACAATCGCGAGTACGTAATAGAGATCTTTTGCCGGGATGTATGCGTAGATAATTCGATACTCATGACCAAGCTTTGACAGCTCAAAATCCCTTAGCCGCCAAATATTCTTTCCGTTCCTGTATGGGCCGAGCCATTTGGCAACGCTAAGGATCGCTCCCTTTTCTGGGGCGTGAGGCTTTCCCCCGTAGTGGTCCCACGACAGCTTCTCCAAGAGATCCTGGCTGCCGGACATCTCTTCAAGCAGGACAGCCAACCGGTAGCCGGCTTCCGGCTTCAGAAGCAAAAGATCCTCTAGATCCTGCGTGGCCTCATCACCAACGATAAGCTCGTACAATATATCGTCCTAGGTATATTTACAAGGAATCACAAGTCACCGCCACGCCATATGACTCTGCCAATGATGCGATGCTCGTTCACGTCACTCCGCGACAGCAGCAGATCGCCGTACTCTTCCTTGTCCTCGTTGTCGCTCCGGATGATCCATCCACCCAGAGGTGACTGGACCAGGCGCTTCACGATCGCGCCTCGATCGGTGCTCGTCAGGACAAACACATGCCCGTCGGCCGGCTCGATCTTCGACTTATCCACCAAGAGCACGTCATGGTCATTGATGGTCGGCCACATGCTCTCGCCCTCGGCATAGATCACCAGCAGGTTTTCAGCCTTCACACCCTTGGTACGCAGCCAGTCCAGCTTGAAAGCGAGCGTGGCCAGTGTTTCAACGTGCGGGTTTTCGTGACCCAGACCAGCAGCAGCCTTTGCGCTGTACTGAGGAATGTGAGCGTACTTGTCATCGGCCGCTTCAGTGTCGCCGCCGACAGGGAAGGGGGTGTTTGCGGCTGTTCTTGAGTTTGTGCTGAGCGAATGTTTCGCGTCGGCAGGAGCGGCAAGGCCCAGCTCGCCGATCTGGCGCGCCAAGGTAGGGCTTATGTCTTCGATTTTCACATCAAGCATTTTCGCAAACACTGCAACAGCCTTGAGGCTGAGAGCAGTCCTGCGATTCATGAAATGGCTGATCGCGCCCTGCGTAACGCCGTCACCCAACCCCTCAGCGAGCTTTTCCTGAGTGAGCTTTAAGGCCGCGCGCTTGCTCTGAAATATTTCCTTCAGGCGGTCGCTGTCTTCCAGTTGCCAATCGGCAAGCGGCAGTCTTCGAGAGTCTTTAGTCATCCACAAATCATAATACCTGCGGTATTCGCGCAACCAATATCGCCGGTATTGACTGCAAACAATACCGGCGGTCATACTGGCATTGAGCAAACACATAGAGGACGTCGCAATGCGCCGTATCCCGCTTTCTGAATTCGCAAAAGAGCACGGCCATACCAAGGCCGCGCAGATGCTTGGCTGCACTCAAGGAGCCTTGAGCAAGGCCATCAGAGTCGGCCGAGACGTCGTTGTTTTCTGTAATGAGGACGGAAGTCTTACGGCGCTGGAGCAGCGTCCGTTTCCATCCCAGAGGACGGCAGCCTAACCGCGCTTCGAGCTGAGCGAGATCGTCGCCAGTTCGAAGCCGCGCAGAGCCTCTTGGCTCAACTGATCACGCAACTGACTGGCCTTCTGCTCGAACGCAGGCCAGAGCCTCATCTGAGAAGACAGGGGCAGGGTGGATGCCAAGGCACCCACAAAGCAGCAGAGGGCGGTTATCTCGCCTTGCAGTTCGGAAGAGTTGGTCATGGATACGTCCTTGATCAGTTGATAACCGAATCATCCCGGTGTTGGCACTGAGCCACCACTGAAAACGTAACGGGGTTTTACGAATGGAAGACTTTCTGGATGCGTGCCAGTCGGCGGTGAAGGGCAACGAGCCCAAGGCACTGGCCGCGAAGATGGGTGTTCCGCACGTGAGCCTGCTGCAACGCGCGAACCCGGACAACGATGCCCATCACCTGACCATTGAGCACCTGTATGGCGTGCTGCTGCACACGGGCGATATGCGGCCGCTGATCGCGCTGGCGTCCGAATTCGGGTTCGACCTGGTTGCTCGCGATAAGCCGAAGCCGACAGATCTGAACTCAGCGCTGATGCGTCTGCACGTCGACCTGGCTGACGTCACTCGTCTGGCTCATGACGCGCAGTCCGATGGCCATGTGTGCTCGCGTGAGAAGTCGGAGCTGATCAAGGAAGCCGACGAGGTGATCGTCAGCCTGGAAGTATTCAAGCAGTCCGTAAAGGTCGCCTGAGTTTCAGACACAAAAAAGCCACCGGGCAGGGTGGCTATTTGCAAAACGAGTGAGGCAAGTATGCACAGCCATCAAACCTTGATCAATACCCCAGAAGCCGCGCCACGTTTTCATACTCAACAAAACGTGGCGCGCACTATGTCTTCGCGTGAGATCGCGAACCTGACTGGTAAGCGTCATCCAGACGTCAAGCGCGACATCCAAACCATGGCTTCCGAGCTGAAAGTTAATGTGAGCAGTTTTGCTCACATCTACCTCGACGGCCGTAACCGCGAGCAAACCGAATATCTGCTTGATCGTGAGCACACAGACTGCTTGCTCACCGGTTACAGCGCCGGCCTGCGCATGAGGGTCATCCGTCGCTGGCACGAACTCGAGCAGCAGTCCGCGTCACGAGAAGCCGTCACGGCGAATGGAACGAAGGTGATCGGCGAGATCGCCATCATGGAGTGCTTCACGCGCCTGCTGAAGCCTGCACCGTCCAGCCAGATGCTCATGCTGACGAAGATCGCCGAGAACAACGGCCTTGATCCGAAGTTTCTCCCAGGCTACGCCGTCGATGCCGCGCCGGATTCCGCTGGCGGCTCTTCGATGCCCACCAAGTCTGCGACCGCACTGCTGAAAGACTTCGGCCTGGGCGGCTCAGTCGTGTCCTTCAACAAGAAGCTCGAAGCCGCCGGCTACCTCAAGGTGTTGACCCGCAAGAACTCGAAGCAGGAGGTCGTTCCGTTCTGGTCGATCACTGATAAGGGCCTCGCCTACGGCAAGAACCTCACCAGCCCCCAATCCCCCCGCGAAACGCAGCCTCACTGGTACGTCGATCGCTTCCTCGAATTGGCCAAATTGGTCGGGAAGGCCTGACATGCAATTCACCGTAACCATCAACCAGGTGAAAGCGTTGGAGTGGGGGCTGAATTCTCAGCAAGCCTTGCTGTTCGCCTTCATCTACGGCTGCCCGAGCTGGACCAAGCCGGTCACCACTGACGACGGCGTTTTCTTTGCGCTGAGCAAGGCGAAGATCGTCGAAGAACTCCCGCTGCTCACGGATAAACCTGACACCGCTTACCGCATGCTGAAGGCGCTGGACGAAGCAGGTTTGATCCAGTTGTCGAGCACCGCGAACATCACGCTTTTCCGCCTGACCGCGAAAGCTGCCGAATGGAACCAGAAACTCGATGGGTCGGAAAAATATCCGACCCCACCTGAAAACAAAGGTCGGAAAAATATCCGATCTACCTCGGATAAATCTCCGAGCAAGGTCGGAAAAAAATCCGAGCAAGGGTCGGAAAAATCTCCGACAAATCAGGATACCAATCATCAGGATACCAGTCAGGGTACAAGTCAGGACTTGCCGGAGGGTGCGGCGCTGCCGACCCAGTCCGGGAGTTTGGTGCTTGTGGTGGATCGCCCAGACGCTCCCCGTGTCGAGATCCCTGCCGACATGCCGGGCCCCAAAGACCAGACCTGCAAAACCTTCAAGGCATGGGCCAACTACGCCATGGCCTACCGCAAGCGTTACCAGTGCTGGCCGGTCTGGAACGCTACCGCTGGTGGAATCCTCGGCAAGCTGGTTGACCGTCTCGGCATCGATGTCGCCCACAGTGTCGCGGCGTACTACCTGACCATCAACGACGCCCGCCTGATCAACGACTGCCACAGCCTGACCAACCTGATCGCCAAGGCCGAGGCCTACCACACCCAGTGGGCCACCAAGACCCAGATGAACGGGACCACGGCCCGCCAGATGGAAAACACCCAGGCCAACATGAACGCCGCCGAACAGGCTAAGGCGATCATCCTGAGCGGGGGCGTCCAGAATGCTTTCCTCCGCCGATAAGCTGGGCCTCGTTGATGCACTGTGCGCGACAGCCGAGGCAATGGGTTCAACTCTGTCGGCCACTGCCGCCGCGATGATCGCCAATGACCTTGAAATCTACGACGCCGGGACCCTGATCGACGCGCTGCAGGCTTGCCGTCGCGAAGTGGCTGGCAAACTTTCGCTGCAAGCGATTCTGCAGCGGATCGAGGTCAAGGACGGCCGTCCAGGTCGTGATGAGGCATGGGCGATCGCGCTGGCCTCGAACGATGAATTCGACACTGTCGTGATGACCGACGAAATCCAACTGGCCCTGAATGCTGCTCGCCCGGTGCTGGACGCGGGCGACAAGATCGGCGCCCGCATGGCGTTCATCAGCGCTTACGACCGGTTCGTCACTGAGGCTCGCACCAACGCCCAGGCGGTGAACTGGCACATCTCGCTCGGGTTCGACGCTGGTCGCCGCGTGGCCGCCATCAACAAGGCCGCCGAGCTACAGCGTATTCCGCAAGAGCGTGCGCAGCTGCTGATCGCCGACATGAGCCACGAGCCTGTTACCGAAGACGGACGCGCTATCGCGGGCTTGCTGACCGGCACCGTAGCTAAGCCGTCCGCAAACGTCGCTCTCAAAATCCGCGAGCTGAAGCAGGCCATGCACCTGCAAAACACCAAACGCAAGCTGGTCGAGGCTCACCGTCGCCGCCAGGGGCGTCGCGACCTCAATGAGCGCGTGATCAAGCACATGGCAGCTATCGAAGAGCTTCAGAGGCGGAGGACTACAGCATGACCAACCGGATCTGGATCGTTCTGACCATCATCGTCCTTGTGACCGGTTATGGCCTGCATCACAAAGTTGAGCGCGTTGCTCCAAAGCCTTCAGGGGTGCTGTTCAAATGACTGACAAGATCAGCATCAACTGCCAGTCCAAGCTCATCGAAGCGATCACCCGCATGACGGCGATGTACCGCGACAAGAAGTTTGTCGTGGTCTCGCTGCGCCCGGGCAAGGACCGCACGCTGGATCAGAACGCATTGTGGTTCGCGTTCTACAAGCGTATCGCCGAGATGACCCAGATCGGTGACATCGAGGACGCGCGGCGTTACTGCAAGCTGCACTTCGGCGTCGCGATCCTTACCGCTGACGACGAGGACTTTCGGGCGAGCTGGTTCAAGACCATGCGGCACCTGTCCTACGCCGACAAGCTTGATCTGATGGGAGCCTGCACTCTGTTCGGCCCTGACGGTTTCCCGGTCACACGGCTGTTCAACCGCGCCCAGGGCATCGCCTATACCGATCGCATCGTGGCGGACTTCAGCAGCAAGGGCGTGTACTTCGGCGACCTGCTGGGCGAGGTGGCGGCATGAGCCAGTTCAAGTTCAGCGTTGGCGAGGTTGTAATTCTTCAGTGCCGTGATTATCCGCACCTCAACGGAGAATACGCCGTGTCTCAATGCATTCATGCCCATGAAGTGTATCTAGATCCGGTTTTTGGTCAGGCGCTACGGGCAGAAATTCTTGGCTACTTCCTTGAGGGCGTGAATCTGGTCCTAAAAGATGGTGACGGGAACGAAGCGTCGGCGCTTTGGTATGAAGGCGCTTTGCGCAAGAAGCATTTCCCTGGCGATATGACTTTTCAAGACTTGGTGCAAGGGATCGGCACTCCAAAAAAGGAGGCAGTGCCAGCATGAAGACCATTAAGGCCCTCATCAGCGCCATCTCCACAATGCTCGAGCACAGCTACCACTCCAACCCTAACGCAGTTCAGTTCGGAGTTGGGCTGTGATCGGACAGGCAATCAAGAAGTCGGCGCCGACGCGCCGGAATAAGCGCTGCGTGAATGTCGCCTGTGGCACCAATTTCATTCCCCAGCGCCTGGGCCAGAAAGTGTGCAGCCCATCCTGTGCACTGGCTGAAGCCAAGAACCCAGTGAATCAGGCGAAAGTCCGAAAGGCGCTGGCTGACCTGGACCGTCAGGACGTCAAGGCGCGCAAGGAGAAGCTGAAAACCCGCGCGGACCACATGAAGGACACTCAAGTCGCATTCAACGCATGGGTGCGTGCCCGAGACGCCGCGCAGCCCTGCATCAGTTGCGGCCGGTTCCACCAGGGCAAGAATGACGCCGGACATTACCGCACGGTAGCGAGTGCACCAGAGCTCCGCTTTGAGCCGCTGAACTGCCACCTCCAGTGCTCGCCATGCAACACGCACAAGTCCGGCGACATCGTGAACTACCGGATCTGCCTGGTGCAGCGGATCGGCGCTGAGAAGGTGGAATGGCTGGAAGGCCCACACGAGCCAAAGAAATACACGATAGACGACCTGAAGGCGCTTACCGCGCATTACAGGGCACTGACCAGAGAACTGAAGAGGGCGCAGGCATGAACAAAGTATCCGTATTGGTCCGCATCCTACTTGCAGGCTCTGAGGGCAAGACCGCTTCGGCAGGGTGGGTTGACGCTGATCAGGGTTGCTCGGGCTACGGCGGTCTGAGCCGGCAGGAGCGGTTTGAACTGGACTGCGACTACCGCCGTCACTTGCATCAGCACCTGCTGCCGCGTCACTGGGATGCCCTGATCGCGCGATACACGCTGGACACTGCCGAGCGTGGGCAGAGCATTAAGGCGCTGGGCCGAATCGTGGCCACGCATGCGCACCAGCACTTCAAGTTCTACGCCGTTCTCACCTGGGCCGAGCCGCAGAAGCCAGGCATAGAGGGGAAGCGTTCTACCGGTGTGTTGCAGGCCGACATCTACGACATGAACAAATGGGATGACAATCGAGGCACGCCAGAGCGCACACGTAGACGCTGGCGGGCGGGCATTCACGAAACGATGAATGCCATGCTCGATGAAGCGATTAGGGCGGGCCTTCACTTGCTCGATGAGCAGGAGTTATTTCCTGTAATGGCAGCTTGACAGTGCATGGCCGGATGGCCGAATATATTCCCATCCTGTCATTCCTGCGTGTGTAGGAGTGCGTCGCGAGCCCCGCCAGAGAAATTTGCCGGGGCTTCGTCATATCTGGCTATTGGAGGCTGATATGACGAGAGCACAGCGAAGGCACGACACACGCCGCATCAAATCTAAATTTTACGAAGCCCAAAAGGGCAAGCAGTGGGATGCATCCGCCCGGGATGCTGGCATCTTCGCCAACCATGGCAAGGTTTGTTCCTGTTGGATGTGTTGCAACCCTCGCAAGCTGGGAGAGCTGACCCTTCAGGAAAGACGAGCGACAGCGGGCGCTGAGTTATCGGATTTCAGCTGACCTGCTCCTCAAACTCCAGGTCTGCACCCATCTCCCGCATTTGTGCGTACAGCGCTTCAAGCTGTTCAGAGGGAAGTGTGAGTCGGGCCGCGATGAAGAACAGCATCTGAGCACTCACCTCGCGCGGCTTGGCGCCGCCAGTGTACTTGCGCCATTGGCGACCATCTGACAAGCCTGCGATATCCGCCATGTCGTTCCCGGTTTTGTTCAGCCGTGTCTTCAGCGCTTCCAGATCGGACGGTGATGGCGGCGCATAGTGCTTGATGATTTTCATGTCGGCCTTATAAGAAACCCCGCTTTCGCGGGGTTTTGAAATCAGGAGAGGTATTTGGTGAGTGCTAATGTGGCTGCGGCTACCGCGCCCACCAGACCCGATGCCATCGCCAGTGGATACCAGAGGGCTTCGCGGCTCAGCTTGTGCGCCTCGCTGCGCAACTTGGTGGTCTCCGCGTTCAGCTTGCTGGTCTCTGCCATCAGCTTCGCAATCTCGGAGTGAATCTTTTCGAGTTCGGCGGTGGTCATTTCGATGCTCATGTGTTCTTCCCTTTGGGGCTGTCGGGCCGGGCGATATGCGCTTCCCATGTGTTGTATATTAGGCCCATTGGGCCTAGTGGTCAAGCCGTTTTTGAATCCCTTCGCTCCCTTGGCCGTTTCCCCAACGGTCCTTTAATTCCAGAGGTAAAGATGGACCCAACCGACCTTGGCCCAGGCACAGCTACCTGGCTGGGCGGCACTGGGACTGTTTTGCTCGCTGGCTTCCTTTGGCTACGCAAATTCCTGTCGCGGGACGCCGCTGACAGGGCAATGGACAATGCCGATATCGGCACAGTCCGCCGTCTCAACGAATTGCTCGACTCCGAACGCACCGCGCGCAAGGAGGCTGAAGCAAGAGCTGATCAGTTCGCCAAAGAGCGAAACGAACTCGCTGCCGCAGTTGGCCGGATGGAAGGGAAGATCGAAGCCCTTACCAGCCAGGTCGCACAACTCACAGACAAGGTGACAAGCCAGAGCGCGGAAATCGCGCGGCTACGGTCACAGCTCGGAGGTGCCAACTGATGGATAGATGTGCGATGGAATTTATTGCTCGCCGATGGTGGAGGCGGGTAGAGGTTTGGGTGATCGCGATGCTGCTGATCACTGGCGGCGGATTCTTCGGATTCCAGATCAGCCAGTGGTCGCTTGCCAGCTCCTACATGCAGCAGGTCGCCTCAATCCGGACGGCTTACGATGAAGCGTTGAAACAGCGCGACCTTCGATTGAATAAGCTGGCCGTCAGCACCACAGAGGCAGCGGGGAAGGTTGAAGCCGCGGCTGATAGTGCGAGCAAGGCCGCCGAGAAAGCCGACAAGGCAGCTGACAAGGCAGGCGAAGTGCTTGACCGGGCCAATCAGTAGCGGATTAACCAACTCGACTCATCGGTCGGAAAATTACTCAGCGTTCTCGTTAGAAAATTCTCTGAACTCAGGCTCATCGCCAGCATCCATTCAGTCATCTCGATCCTATGGAGTAGCTGTGATGGATGAAGAACTGGATTTTGTAACTGATTTGGAGTTTCTGGGGTGCGTGCTGCTGATCGCGATTTGCTCAGCGGTGACCTGGATAATTCTCTGAGCCAGAGTCGCGCCACAAAACCCTAAGCGTCCATTCGGTGGCGCGGCTGCTTGGAAGATCAGAAATGCCCAGAAAACTAAAAGAAGTGTTGCCGCCTGCAACTCACCAGGTGTCGCCAGCGGTGGATGTGAACGCGGAGGTCGGCAATCTCGACCGGGCCATCACTGCCGCACTGAATGCGGCCAAAGCTGGCGGCCTGCCGAATGGCTATATTGTGGCCGTGCTCCATGCTCACGCACTGAAGCAAACCCAACTGCTGCTGAGCTGATCCATGACGACTTGAGACGGCAATGTTCAAGGCTGAGGAAGTGCCGCAGGGGGAGTGCGGCACTTACTGTTACTTGCCTTCCAGTGCAGCTTGAATCTTGTCTGCATAGGCAGACAGACTATTGAGCTCGTTCTCGAGCAGTCCTCCGTTACCTGCGTTGGTTACATTCAGGGCGATCAGCTCAAGAGCGGCGGCAATTGCCATTGCTCGTTTGCCGTCAGCGTTCTGAGAACGGTAGGTGTGGGACACGATGTTACCGATGTTTTTGATGCCTTCAGCCATGTTATGTACCTGCTTAATTTTGGATCCACATCAATACCGGCAACCAGCCACTATTTCAAGCCATAGGTAAACCATGACAGCAAAGCAACCCGACTGGGAGGCCATCGAACGCGCCTTTCGTGCGGGTGCGCTTTCCATCAGAACAATCGCCGAACGAAATGGCGTCAGTGACACTGCCATCCGCAAGAAGGCCAAGGCCGCCGGATGGAAGCGAGACCTTTCCGAGCAGGTCCGCAAAGAGGTTCGCAACAAGCTGGTTCGCGGCGAGGTTCGCGAAGACCAATGCGCGAACCCAGAGCGTGATGCTGAGATCATCGAAGAGGCCGCAGAGGAAGGCGCCACGGTAGTTCGCAGCCATCGCCGCGATATTCGCAAAGCCACGAACCTTGCGAACCTGCTGATGGATGATCTGCTTTCCACGATCAGCAAGCGGGACGAGATCGAAGACGCGATTGAAGCCGAAACTGCTGATGACACCAACGGCATGCGCCGGGCGACAATGCTCTCCGCCGTTGCACTGCCCAGCAACGCTAAGACTCTTTTCCAACTCTCGTCGGCCATGAAGAATCTCCAGGTGCTCGAGCGGCAAGCTTTCAGCCTGGACGAGAAAGAGAAGACCGACGACTCGGAGGACCTCTCCAAGCTGATGGATGAATTATCGAAGGAAGCCTGACGGATGAAGCCCGAGCATCTGAAATTGCTCCGGGACCGGTTCTGGCGCCTGAACAACCTTTACTTCATCACCGACAAAAACGGGAAGAAAGTCCGCTTCCGCATGACGCAGGAGCAGATCGACTACTTCCAAGGGATGCACACCCGCAACATCATCCTGAAGGCGCGGCAGCTTGGTTTCACCACGCTGGTTTGTATCGTTCAGCTGGATGCGGCCCTGTTTGAAGCGGCGAAGTGCGCCCTGATCGCTCACACCCTGAACGACGCCAAGCGCCTGTTCCGGGAAAAGGTCAAATACGCCTACGACAGCCTCCCCAGCGAGATCAAAGCGGCCAACCCGGCGCGCAACGATGCAGCGGGCGAACTGGTATTCAGCAAGGGCGGATCGCTCTATGTCAGCACCTCCTTCCGGGGCGGCACGCTGCGCTACCTGCACGTTTCCGAGTTCGGAAAGATCTGCGCCAAGTTCCCGCACAAGGCGCGAGAGATCGTCACCGGCGCTTTCGAGGCTGTTGCTGCTGAGTGCTTCGTCACGATTGAGTCGACGGCCGAGGGA